CCTCATGTTCCTTGTGAAAACAGATTGCTTCGTCACCCTGCCAAATAGTTATTTGACAGCGATCGCACACTCCTTCAGGCTTCTTCGACTTGCCCGTAGGCTTCTTCAATATCTTCTTCAGTAACTTCATCACGCATTATCCCGTCAACGCTTGAAATAGCGTATCGTTTGTTGATCCATGCCAAGAAGGTTTCGTCTTGTAATACAGGCAACCAAAACTCTTTAGTGTAAGTATCCTTGATACGGTGTTTCTTTTCTTCTACTTCACCTGTTGCTACATCAACCTTTGAATACCAACCATTGCTCGGTTTGACTACATGACCTGATGCCATTGCCATATCAAGCAAGCCTGACCATTTACTAATACCGCCTTCAAATGATACCTCAACAGGAATCTTAGACTTCTCACGGACAAACCTTGACTTCTCAACATTGATAATAAAGTTATAACCCATCAGTTCCTGACCTTGCTTGTCCTGCTGACGACCAATGATGTAAATGTTGTCTGCTGAGTAGTAAATGCCTGTGCCGCCTGAAAGAATATCTTTAGGGAACAAACCAATCTCTTTGTATGTGTGATTGACTGCTACCATAGGTAAGTCCTTCAGCGTCAAGTGAGGAGTAACCATACGGAATAAGGACTTCAACTGTTTAGCACGAGACATATCTGCTACTGACTTACCATCAAGTGCATCATCAACCTCTTTCTTAGACGCCAAGTTACCAACAGAGTCAATGATAATCATCACATGGTCACCACGTTCAATGTTATTGAGCTGTGACATTGAATCATGCTTTAACTGTTCTACGTCTGTGATAGGAGTATGAATAACTCGGTCTTTGTCAATACCGAAAGTGTCAAAGTAAGACTGAGGAGTACCAAACTCTGAGTCATAAAACAAAATGACAGCATCATCATACTTGTCCTGATATGCCTTTGCTAACAGCAGTGAGAATGCTGTTTTGAAATGCTTTGACGGACCTGCAAATACTGTCAGTCCAGGTGTCAGGCCACCGTCTACCCTACCACTCAATGCTACGTTCAATGCAGGCACTGAGGTTTGAATCAAGTCTTTCGTATTGAAAAACTTTGAGTCAGTTAGAACAGAGGTATCTTTGATAGTGCTGTTCTTTCTTAATTTATCAATCAAACTCATATAAATCTCCACTTCATATCGCTAAAATAGCGAATAATATATTCTCTTTCTTTTTTCCATACTTCTTTATTAGGCACATTATTTTCTTCATAAATGTGTTCATCATCACCAAAGCCAGCTAAAATTATTTCATTGTATTTACCTGACTTGCTTGCTAAATACATAGCCAAACTTCCTGACGAAAACTCCATTGGTAGTTCGGATTCTTTTACGGGTATAACATTATCATCTTTTTGTAGATATGTAAAATACACACTGTTGTTGTCTCCACCAACGACTACACCATAATCAGTATATTCATTCTCATGTGAGATCGCACCTGTAGAAGCTACTATACCAGGTACAACATCATCCGAATCCAATACATCCCATCCAAGAAAGTAACAAGTGTTTTCTACAGGATACTTGCTACAGTATATATTATGCTGAGTGTGAACATCTGTTGCTACCAAAAAATCTAAATTTATATTTTCTTTATAGATGTAGTTGCAACCCCAAACATCACAATCATCAGGAATATCTACATGGCGCCGGCTTTCACCGTTGCCTAGTATGATGGCTCTCGTATACCCCATTCTATTCTCCTCACCATATTTTCATCTAATGCTTTTTGTAGTAAGTTGTCATCATTATAACACAATGATGCCATGTGTGTCAAGTCCTTAGGTAAACATTTTCCTCCAAAACCTGGCTTGTTATCATTTCCGGGAACATTCCAATGTGAATATCCCAAAGCAGCTTCACCTTTAAACATAAATGCAAGTGTATCCCAATCTATACCTTGCTCATCACAAATCTCTTTTAGGTTGTTTGCCAAAGCTACTCTCATGGCAAGTATAGTATTCCTTGATAACTTATACATCATGGCAACCTTTGGCATCAAGTAGTATACATTTTTACCGGGGAACAGTTTTTCAAACTTTGCCACTGTATCATAATCACTAACAATAATAGGAAGTTTAGGATCGTCTACATCTTTCTTCCAATGTTTCTCTCTCAGAAACTCAGGCATCATAATAGCGTTAGGAAATAAATCAACCTGGTCAGGACCAATAGTGCTACGAATGACAGTTTGCCCTCTCCAGTTCCATTCTTCATAAGCGTCTATCAATATGCTCATGTCCAACTTGCCTGTTTTATAATCCATTGGAGTAGGAACACACAAGAAAATATAATCAAATGTGTCCTCGTCACAAAACCCTGTTTGTCCTTTTACAGTATCATAAATGTGTATTTCAGCTTTTGTTTTCTTAAACAAATACTCTGTAGCTGTTCCAACAAAGCCATGTCCTACGATTAGAATCTTCATGCAAATAAGTCCTCAAGTGTTGCTTGTGGTTCGGTATGCCAACCGAGTGTTTTGACAATAGTGTCTAGTGGATCTAAGAATGCCTTTTCAAAGGTAGTTTTGTAATCTATGTAACTATGTATACCAAACTCCTTAGGTATCTTTGAAATAAATCCAACAGTGTTTTCCTTGATAGGATTAGGTTCTTGTAAAAAGATAAACTTAATCTTATCGCCTTCCTGTATGGTCTCGTATCTATCGCCTAACTTCATTTCTTTGAGATAGTGATTATACAACAACCCACCACGCACATGAATAGGAGTACCTTTAGAGTATATGGTATTCATATCTCTGTATTTTGACATATTATTACATCCACGTGGAAATGCTATTTCTTCAGGTTCCATAGCAAAAAACTTTTTACGTGTCTCTTCCACAAACTTGTGAAGTGACTTCTCATCCTCTGTTAAACAAATACGGACAGCCTCTTTCAAACTCTCACGGACAGGACCAGGAGTAGAGGAACGAACAATCTCAAGTCCCATCACCTTCAAGTCAGGCGGGTCATATCTTACACCCTCGTTGTCCCACACATTCATAGCGTATCTTTTCTTAGCAACCCACAAACAGTTATCAGCGATTGCCTCGCGCTTGAAGAATATCTTTTCCTCAAAGGCATTTGTGTATTCTGCTAGTTTTGTCATTGCCTTGGCGATACAAGGTTCGATTTGCTCTTCGCCTACTTTGTCCAGAATGTCAATAAGTTTGTCCTTAGGCTTGTCTGCAAAAAACTTGTCAACCAATCCTTTCAGAGTAATATAACAAGAGTCAGTATCCGTATAGAAACTATAGGTTACATCTTCTGTTTTTAACGTATCATTCAAAAACTCGTTAAGTGCCGAAGCCGTCTCCCGGATGATAAACTGCCCGGATAGTGTGATTCCTTCTGCTATCCTATCATCATAGTAACGGAAGTATTCGTTAGCCATCGCACCATAGAGTGAGTTGAGTTGAATCTTACGTGCCATCTGAAAGTTATTATACTTTGCTATCAGTTTCTTCGTGTTAGGATCCTTATCCTTCTCATAGTCCTGCTTAGCCTTAATCATCAGTTTCTTGTAACGCTGTCGGTCATCAAAAAACTTTTGAACAATGTTAGGGAAGTGACCTTGCCTACTACGTGTAAACGTCTGACCATTAGCAGCTACGGCGTCATCAGTGTCAAAAGTATGTTTACGTTCTAACATACCATCAACAGTCACATCAAACATACCACCGGGCACCAGTGTCTCAGGGCTCATGTTATACTGCATGATGATAGAAGGATACAGTGAAGTAGCATCGAAGGACTCGACCCATTCATACTGTCCTGGGATAGGCTCCTGAACATATGCACCTGCAATAGTCCTCGGTGCTCGTCCGTTGCCTTGTCCAATGATGATATTCTGCCTCAACAAGTGATTGTAAAGTAGGCAGTCCCATGTCTTTACAGGACTGAATACATCCTCAAAGTTCATCTTAGCGTCATAGGTCATTGTCATACAGAGTTCGATAAGTTTCATCTTATCCTCAAGTTGGTCAACCAACACTGTATCTATGATGTTGTATTCTACAAACCTATTCCAATCCTTCTCATAAAACTCACGGAATGTATCATAAGGATTGTCTAACTTTTTGTGACCTAGTTCGACCTCTGCTATGTGATCTAGTTTATATGATTCACGGGTAACGTATGTAAACTTCTGATAGATATCCAAGTAGTCTAACTGTGCCACACCTTGAACATCATATGACAAGTAAGTTCTGCCACCAAATGTTTTCTCCTGTTTACGAACAAGTCTGAAAGGTGACATAAGTTTCTTAGCAGCGTCACCTGCCTCGTCACCGAACACACGTTCCATCCTGACAATAAGATAGGGTACGTCAAATAGTTTTATGTTCCAGCCTGTGAGAACATCAGGAGTAAAGTTTGCCCACCACTTGATAAATGCACCGAGCATAGTTTTCTCACTACTGAATCCTTCATACTCTACATCAAGATGTGATGTTGCTTCACCTGGCGTGTAAGGACCTAGACCCCATGACTTTATCTTTTTAGTCACGTTGTCTTGTATTGTGATAAGTGTAATCTTTTCTAGTGGATTGAATACGTCAGGGAAACCATTTTCAACTGTAGTCTCAATATCTATTGAATACAATCTAATCTGAGAAATGTCCCATTCCATTTCTTCACCAGGATATTTTTCAGCAATAAACTGATAGCCCCAATGTGTCTGACCATATATGGGAAAGTTAGATACTTCTTTGTATTGATCTACAAACTCGGATGCTTCTTTATTGGTCTCAAACTTAACAGGCGAAACCAGTTCACCGAACATACTTTTGTAGGGGGATTCGTTTTTAGAAGGAACAAAGAGTGTTGGTGAAAAGGGCACCTTTCTAGATACCCGTTTACCATTCTCAATGCCACGGAAAAGTATACTGTCTCCGTAGTGTTTAGCGTAAGTGTAAAAATTTGACATTAGATCTCCATTCAAGTAACAACATTATATAATATGTGGAGTTCAATGTCAAGTAATAAAAGCCCTCAGGTTGTCAGGAACGGTAACTCTACCTTCATCAATAAGACGTCTGCGGTTAAGACGATGCTGTTCCTGTACATCTTCTTTACTGCCGCCTTCATACTCAACGGCATGGCCTTCTTTGATTAGGATTTGTGACACGGTAGAGTATCTATCTTCGCCATGATAATAAACTTCAAAGTCACCGAGGACTCGGCCAAACTTGCCTCTCATGTCCTCACCGTCTCTTGCTACTCTTGTCTTTAGCGTGGCATAAGGTCCGAGAAGTTCTTTAAGTCTCGCCTTTGCTGCTTTACCAAAGAATTTTTCAACCTTGTCCCGGGTTCTACTTTCAGGGGTGTCAATGCCCATGATACGAACCCGCTCATCTGTTAACCAAATACCAAAGCCTAAGTCAATGTCAACATCTACCGTATCGCCATCAACAATTTTTACGATACGTGCTTTGTATTCATACATTACTGTACTGCCTCATTCAAAACTTCTCTTGTTCGGGGTACAAATTGTCCCCTTCTTTCATATTCCGCCATGATAGTATCATCAGGAGTGAATTGTGCTAGTATACTTCCCTTCAAAATGAGCACCTCACCATCTTTACAGTAAGGTGCCCAAGGTTCCACAGAAAGCCTGAACGATCCAGTTTTTTCAGGGTTAGGTACAATAGCTAATTTCAAAGGGTTTTGAACATTTACCCCAGACTTTACACTTGTAGTTTCACCCACAATATCTTCACCTGTTATTAATTTTAAAATCTGAACCGCCATGCTTATCTCCTATTTATTTCACTTCAATTTTTCGTGGTTTCATTTCTTCTGGAACGACACGCTTCAGTGTAATCTCAAGGACGCCATCATAGTAAACACTACCTTCGACCTCAACATTCTCTGCAAGTGCAAATGAATGTGTGAAGTTACGAGCAGCAATGCCTTTGTGATAGTATTTGCGAGTATCTTCGCCTCTGTCCTGAACACCCTGAACAATAAGTTTATTGCCTTCCGGAAGTAAGTTTATGTTAAATTCATCTTTAGAGAAGCCTGCACAAGCGATTTCGATAACAAATCGGTCATCTTCTTCTCCAATAATATTATAGGGTGGATAGTTTGGACTATGAATCTCTGAAACATTGTTTAGATTGTCAAACAAACGATCAAAACCTATAGTAAATGGTCTTACATTATCAAAAATTTCTGCCATGTTGGCAGTAGTATATTTACGAACCATAACGGTCTCCTTTATTAAGCGAGTTTTAATGTTACACTACCCATTCGGCGTAGTGGTGCCGCCCGCTCGGTATCATAAAAATGTACTTCACCTCACGGGGGCCGTATATTTATAACATCTAGCGCTTTTTGCCGATGTTATATTTTGGAACTAAGTTCCAATCTC